GTAGGAATACATTGATTCTAATTGGATTTAGTTCTGGGTCATAATCCCTTAACCTATCTACATGAGGAGCAATAAATCTTCCGGGCATAATTTTAATAATATTAATGGTTTTAGGATCTTTTATTTCTGGGAACATGTTCTTAATACCGATAGCCCAATCTGGCATTTTGTCCTGACCAATTCGATATACGCAAGCACCATCTTTTGGATAATCAGGAACTGGTATACCTAAATCGCGGAAGTGTTCTGTTATAGCATCCATCTGGGTGGTATCAGCATAATCAAAAGGCAATCTTTCAATCATGCTGAGATCGATATGTTCTGCTATATTGTTGTGACCTTTAAACAATGTCATCCACCGGAAATAGATTATATATAACCTCTGCGCAAACCTTTGCAATTTCCATGTGTTCTTTCTGAGTACCGTTCTCGGATCTTAATTGGATATAATGAATCCATGAACGAAGAGTTCCGTTCATATAAAGTCTAGACATAGTTAATCCTTCTGGAAGAACTACTCTCGCTTGTTCTTTTGCAATGCCAGCTTCAATAGCCCATTCGTATGCCTTCTTAGCTCTTTCAATTAATATCTCCTGATATGATTCCCAAACATAGTTAATAGAATCTTCTTGAGGTATTTCAATAGAGTTTTGTCTATTCTTATAATCTTGCATACGCGCGTCGCGGGTAATAAATTTAAATTCTTTAGTAGGATCAGCATATCTTTGGCTAAATTCCTGGAAAGAAAAAGATCTATGTCTAAGTATCTGTCTGGATATATCTCGAGTAGTTTCGATCTCCATACATACGTTTACCATTTCTAATGGCGACCAATGACCTTCTTTAATTAAATACTTCACTAATTTTTCTGAAGTCTTTTCGTTGTATTGATTGTCTGGGTTTGATACCCTAGCACAAAAAGAAACCAACTGAAGTAGTTCGTCACTTAAGTCGATCTCTTCAGCTGGCTTCGTATATGATATAAGTTTCACATTAAAATGCATAATGTATTTCGTTCCTTATTTCTGTTAATCTTCGCTCTTCACTAGAGTGTATACACCCCATGCAAGTCCTAGCCAAGCTAATAGTTTAGCTATACCTCCAAACAGAATAACAGAACCACAGATTACGACTAATCCAACACCGTCTATAGATGTTCTTTCGCCTATCCTATCCATTACCCAATCTTTTGCTGTATCTAACATATATTTCTCCTATATTTTAAATTCCGTAAAGGTGTCTTTTGTTTCTCGATCACCCCACGTGCTTATTGGTTTATCCGGAATCGTCATATCAGACACAATATCTGTCTGAGCTGATTCCTCTACATCGTATAATTTCATGCGGGAACGATCAATACCAACTACAAAGCGTTTATATTTGGTCGGATCGTTATAACGATTTTTCAATTGTTTTACCAGTAGCTGGCCTAGATCATCAAGTTCCTCTGTTGATATAAGAGCGAACATAAGATCTGCCGTTGCAGGTAAACCAAATGATTCCGAAGTGTCCTCCAATCCGACGTCAGTATTACCGAAGCCAGATCTAGTTGTTTGCGTTGCGCTAACAATAGGGACGTTAAATTCGACCGCCAAACCTCTGAGTTCTTCCGCTATAGCTTTGACGTACGAATAAGTATTTATACTTCCCCCGAGCCCACGCATGCGCGAGGAGGAGCATATATTCAAGTAATCGATATAAATTATATCGGGCTTGAAATTCTTTTTAAGTTTTAATTCGTTTAGTAATGCCCTAAAATGACCAGTGTGTGCTGCGCCAGTAGGATATTCTTTGATGATTAGTTTACCTATACTTGATTGTGCTATACGTTCTATCTTAGAACTGAATACATTTTTCGGTAATGTTTCTAATTGTTGTATAGGTAAATCCATAAGGTTAGCATCAATACGTTCTGCAATTCTTTCTTCTGCCATTTCCATTGTAATGTATAAAACATTTTTTTGTATTTGCAGATTAGCTGCAGCTGCATGACACATGAATAGTGACTTGCCCACGCCGGTACCAGCGAGGGCAATGTTCAATGTCTTGTTCGGCAATCCTCCTTTTGTGATCTTGTTGAAGTAATCTAAATCCCATGGTATTCTAAATTCTTCGCTGTTATAGAATTCAAATCTTTGATCTGAATCGCCAACATAATCATGACCAACAGCTTGGTCGAAAGAAGTACCAAGAGCATTAGATAATATTTCGGGTATTGAACCCTCTCCTTTCTCTTTATCTTTACCATCAATAATATTAATTGATTCCATTATGGCAAGATAAACAGATCTTTCTTTGCACCATTTTTCTGTTTCATTAATTAGATAATCAGTATCCAGATCTGATTTTGTTTTTAATTCTTGGATAAGCTGACCAGCTGAATTAATTATTTCCTCGTGTGCATTTATCTTTTGCAATTCTAATTCTAATACTTTACCGGTTGGTAACTTATTGTGTTTATGTACAAAACCTACAATTAAATCGAAGACAGTTTTATGTGCGCCTTCAAAGTATTCTTTCTTTAGATAAGGTATAACCCTTCTGCAGTATTCTTCACTATGCAGAAGATGGTTAAGAGTGTGTGTCTGTATTTGATTCGTTATGTCCAATTCCTATGCTCGCTACGTTATTCTTTTTGGCTTCTTCTAAACTCTCTGTGATGATATGTTGTAGAATTGCACCTAAGTAATTTTTAAAATATTCATCGTTATCAAGATCCTCAGAATCATGTTCCCCTGGATCCTGGATAGTGTAATTAAAAGAAAGTTTTGCTGAATCTAAATCTAGATCTTCTTTAATACCAACTTCGCCATAAATCACTATAACGCCTTTATATTTACCACTATCTAATTTTACCCCATAATAATCTGATTTAGCAGATTCGACTATAGAATAATTTTCATCGGTTACATTATACATCATTTTCGTCCGTTTGTAAATCTAAATTTACTTCTAATAACGGTTTATGACCAATTTGGTAATGACCTTTAACAAACTTTTTAAAATCAGTACTTTCGAATATAGGTTTCCAGAAATCTTCTTCTAACGTATCCTTAGCTCTTACCTTAGGATCAAGTAGTTCTCCAGTTTCTTTATCCACACGGCAATACCAACCAACGCTAGGCTTGGCAACATAATTACCAGCAAGAGCAACGTCCAACAAACCACTAAAACGCTCAATGCCGCCTTCCCAGCTAACACTGATAGGAACTTTAGATTTTTCTCTAACGAACCTAGATTTTTCCACGTTAATAACGAAATTATATCCTGTAACTTGTGCACCGGTTTTCTCCTGTTGTCTTCCTATAATCCAAATATTATCTGCTGAATAATAGATACCTGTTCCACCGGATACGATTGCTTTTGGAAATAATCCCATCTCTTGATACGTATGATTAACAGCTAATAGTGGAATATTTTTCATGGTTAGATATGGTGTAACCATTCGGAATAATCCCTTTAATGCTTTAGCTCTTGACATATCAGCAACAGATTTTTCGTTTAGCGCATCTTCTAATTCTTTCTTAGATGCTAAATTACCAATCGAATCTATAACAATAATAACTTTATCGCCACGATCTATTTCATCTAATTGATTAACTAAATCAAACTTAAGTTGTTCTACGTCTGTGATAGGTGTATGTAATACCCTAGAAACATCGACGCCAAAAGATTCGAAATATGATTGTGGTGAACCAAATTCTGAATCATAGAATAACATAACTGCATCTTCGTGTTCTTTCATATAAGCTGCTGCCATAAGCAAAGCAAATGATGTTTTAAAATGTTTAGATGGACCAGCAAGAACTGTAAGTCCAGAGCTTAATCCGCCTTCTATATCACCAGATAGTGCAACATTAATCATTGGAACTTCGGTTGTAACAACATCTTTCTCTTGGAAAAATACCGAATCTTCTAAAATAGCTGAAGCTTTAATTTTAGAATTCTTTTTAAGTTTATCCATTACGCCCATATTAGTACCTCCTCTCTGGTTTTAACATCATAGATTTTTCTTTTTTACGCCACCTTGCAACGGCTTCTTTTCTTTTGCGCTGTCTTTTAGCTGCAGGCTTTTCGTAGAATTCTCTTTTACGACATTCTTGTACGATACCTGCCCTATCACAGGCTTTTCTAAACTTACGCAATGCAACATCGAATGGCATTGGTTTTGGTGGTCCCTTATGTTTGCGTTTCGCTTTAGGATGGGGTTTCCTCGGTCTAAGATCTATACTAGGCAACGAAGTCCTCCCCAGGGTTCCATGAACAACCTGTTAGTCCACCAGCCTTTAGTGCTTGAACTGTTCTAAGAACCTCATCTGCACTTCTTCCGGTATCTAACTCATTGCATGATACACTCTGAATAATCCCTTCTGGGTTTAATATAAATGTTGCACGAAAAGCAACGCCTTCATCTTCGTTATAAACTCCGCATTCTGCAGCTAATTCACAACCACAATCACCAGCTAATGGGTGACGGATATTGGCAATCAAATCATTCGATTGCTTCCAATTCAGTTTACAAAATTCATTGTCTCCTGAAATTCCTAAGACTGCCGCTTCATCTAATAGCTTATCCATTGCAGCTATTTCTGTAGGACAAATAAAAGTAAAGTCTTTAGGGTAAAAATAAACAACTGACCATTTCCCGTCTAGGTCCTGATTAGTTACGTCTATCATATTGTTATTTCCATCAACAGCTCTTAGACTGAATTCAGGAAATTCTTGACATACTGATAACATATATTCTCCAATTTATTTAATGTGGGGTCTATTATACCATAAAATCATACGTTTGTAAACCCCTTTATCAAATCGTATTCTATACCAGCTTCCTCAAACATATTAAATGTTGTTGAGCAAGACTTTTCCCATCTTCGCTGGGTAAACTCGTTTTCAAAGACTGGGGAAACTACACGTTCTACCCCACACTGAATTATTCCTTTTGCACATTCATGGCATGCTGGTAGTGGATATATGTATAGTGTGCTTCCATATAAAGATACCCCGTTCATTGCTGCATTAAATATGCAATTCATTTCTGCATGTACCACGTATTGGTATTTTGTTTCTCTATCTAGATATTTTTCTTCTGAATCTTTAATGCCCCTAGGAAACCCATTATACCCTTGGGCTAATACCATTCCATTTAAAACTGCAACAGCACCTACTTTTGTACTAGGATCTTTCGACCAGCTGGCAACTTCTTTAGCTAATCTTAAATATCTTCCGTCCCACTTATCCATATAAAACTTCCCATATAGTGGCATTTTTTAATCTTTGTTGCATTGGATCTTTCCTTATTGCTTCTGTTTTTAGCGGTAGCTTATCGCGATCTAGTATCTTTTTAGGTACTATCTTTTTAAATGTTTCTTTTAATACTTTCTTTTCACCATTTCTTTTATGGTAAGGTGTATTTAATCCGTGGACAATAACCGATGGTGCTAAGAATGGAGCACGTAGTTCTACTGTAGATTTCATCATGGTTCTATCTAATTTAGGTAAATGATAGAAAGGTAATTCTGCAAATACATCTGAATATTGGCTATCATATTCTTTTGCTCTTCCGTAGCCACCAAATAATTCATCTGCACCATCACCGGTTAATACATTATGATATCCTAGTTCTTTTAGTTTTTGTGCCATAGCTATTTGGGGTTTAACTGAACCTAGATCTACAGGTGATTGGTGTACCTCCACTGCGTAATCATCGTTTATAGCTCCTAGGCTTACGTCTACGCAATCTTTATCAACAAGCTTAGCATAATCACGTTCTTTATTTTCTACGTGTATAGACGTAACATCTAGTCCTTGTTCTTTTATTAACCCGTGTATGATAGTAGAATCTAGTCCGCCGGATAATAACATAGACACATCTCTGAATCCTTGGCATCTTAATTTAACAGCTAAGCTAAGATCATCATATAGATTTGTAACAGGAACCTGGTTCCAATCCCAGTATGGGTATTCTTTACCCTCATATAAGAAGTGTCCAGGCTTAAGCTGTGCAATTTCATTCCAAGGGGTATTACCAGTTGGGTCATATCCCCATTTCATAACATTAGAATGAAAGAAATTATTATGTGTAACTGGTCCAAATTCTTTTAGTATATCTATTTCACTGGCAGCTGCCATAGTATCTCTTAT